GGAGGTTCCGGCAATGACCGACATATCATGACTGATGAGGAGTATTACAAACGGTATGGGCATACGCGTGGCAGTAAGGTGGCAAATTTTCTAAAGGGAGCGGATTAGTAAGCGGTAGATATTCGCTCCCAGAGATAAATACCACAACAGATCAAAAGAAGAGCAAAGAATATGATGTGTTGTTTGCGACATTCCTGAATTTGAGAGACTACCAGGAAAACAGTACCGAGTGTTGGGGTGCCATGGAAGACATCATCACTTTGCGGGCTTCGTTTCTGATAGACCATGCCCTCACAGGATTGAAGATTGATTTTGACCGCGCACTTTCCTTGTTGAAGAATCACAATCGCTTTTCCACGGATAGAGAAAGGCAAGAGCGGGATATACTGGTAGCTGCCATCGATAATCTGACCGATTTTGCTGTTGCCGAAGAATCCGCTATGCTTGCTGAACTACAGGCTATGGAAAAAGAGTCTCTTTCCACTGAAGGTGAGCAAATTTTTAAACGTTACAATCTAACCTATGCACAGCAGGAGAATATGGATGTTACATACGCAGCGAGAATTGCAGCCTGGTGGCTTTTGCTCACAGAAAATTCTCTGGTGACTTTTATGACACAGGGAGATGAACGTGTTCGTCCCTGGCACTTATCCCATGAAGGAGTTACTTATCTCAAGAGAGATTTCCCACCGGAATTGATACCACCATTGGAATGGGGTTGCCGTTGCTTCCTGATATCGGACAGTATGAGTGCTGTCAGAGGGGTGATGGATATATCCAAAGCTGTCACCAGTTGCAACCCGATATTCAGGGAAAGCCTTGCCAGGTGCGGAAGAATCTTCAGCGATGCCCATCCTTATTTTGAGAAGGACATACCGGAGAAGGCCAAAGAGATTGGGAACCGAATTAAAAAGAAATTCTATTTATTATGAGCAAAATCACCTTACAGGCATTTTGTAATCATTGGGTGAAAGGTCAAACAGAGAGAACCATTGTCAGTCGTTTTGAGAAGAATGTCTTTGACTTTACCACCGTAATCGGCAACCGGACAAAAATGTTCTTTCAAGCATCTTTCAGCACTGGTGGCTTTTTCGGTACGGGTACTAAGTGGCAACCCCGGCAGTCAAGCTGGGGAAAGAAGTTCTCCCATCCGGTGATGCGGGATACATTAAAGCTGGCAAAGGGTATCGTAGGGGAACAGGATGCTGCTGACCGGACAAACTATCAGAGTAGACGCGGAACTGCTTCCAAGATATTCAAGCGCGGCTCCAAGTATCATATCCGGACGGTGGCTGTCAGTACGCCGGAGAAGAATAAGCGAGGTGGAGGTTTCCGGAGCTATGCAGCCATACATAATACCGATCCTAAGATTTCAAATTATACAGTGAACCAGTATTCAAAAAAGAAGCCGGTGCAAAGGCAGTTCATTGGTTTTAGTAGAAGGCTCGAAATAGAAACTTTCCGTCAAGCAGATATATTATTCAGAGGATTCCCAAACCATGATTAAAGATAAACAACCCAAGCAAAATGATATACCGGAACAATCCATTGCTCCGGTAAACGATTCGGTAATCATTCCCGAACAGGAAATACTAAATCCGTTTGAGGAGATGTACTATGCCGTAAAAAGGGCTTTGTTGACCATCAAGGAAGACCCGCTTAGTAGTTACAGTGATCCATTCTTCAAAACCATCAGGATCGATACAGGACAATTCGGACGGATTATCCGGGAAGAGAATATGGAAAGTGAAATCATGTTTCCGGCCATCTTTATCCATTTCATTAATGTCCGCTATCTGGTGCAGCAACAACGGATCGGTGAAGGCAGGGCAACCATGCGGGTACGTTTTATACTCAATACGCTGAATAATCAGGATGCGGAAAGGGAATGCGATCCATTTATCGTTTTTCAGCGTGTGAATTTAGCTATCCAAGATGCCAAGACGTATGAACCGGCACTTAATGAACGTTGTAACCTGACATACTTTGATATGCCAATCACCACCAACATGCTTCAGGCATACTGGATAGATTATGAAGTATGGTTCAGAGAGATTTCTGCCTGGAAATACCGGGATTGGGTAAAACGGTATCTGGTTATGCCACCGTTTACGAATCATACAGATGCTCCCCAACATGATAAGCAAGGGCATGGAGATCACAAGAAACCAACTTATAAAGAAGTTACGGGCTATGTACCCTCCGTGGAACAGAATGAAGAGGATAACGGGCAGGAAACAAAACCTGAAGAAGAATAAAACTAAAAATATCCATTGGGGCTATTCTTTGGAAAAAGAGACACATGGATATAAAAGATTTCAAGAATATCATTGGCGAAGTAAAAGAGGGGGAAGTGGCCTGTATTCGTTTTTTTGGATTGATAACCGATGAGATGACTGCCCAATTTAACCGTGAATTCGATTTTTTGGAAACAGTCGTTCGTCCCAAACTGATTCGGGTACTTATTAACAGCGAAGGTGGATCGGTATTGCATGGTATGACCAGTTACTCGACTATTCAGAACTCGAAGATACCAACTGAGTGCGTGATCGAGGGAATGGCGGCTTCCATGGCTTCTATTATCTGGGCAGCCGGCGAACGTTCGTTGATGCGGGATTATTCCATTTTGATGATTCACAATCCGTTCCTGCCATCTGATCCCGAAGCCAACTCGTCTGATCTGGTACTTGCCTTTATCAAACAGATCAAAACCATTTACCGGAAACGTTTTGGGTTGAAGGCCGACCATATTGAGTCGATCATGAAGGGCGAAGCGGGTAAAGACGGTACGTTCTTCGATGCCAATCAAGCTGTCAAAGCGGGAATTATACCGGCTGAAAACATCATCCATACTTCAAAGCAACTAGTTGACAAAGTGAAAAATGAGTTGGTAGAACTAACAAAGACATCAGATATACAGCACATGATGTCTCTTAACAGTATGGAAGCAGCACAACTGAACACAGAAAATAAACTAAATGGAGATACAGACCCTACTCTTAAGAAAAAAGAAAATACAATGAATACAAATGACGTAAAGACTCCTTCGACTGAATATGCAGCGGTTGCCGCTACGTTGGGGATGAAAGACAACTATGAGGTGAAGGATGTGATGGCCCGAATTTCAGAGTTGATGGGCGTGGAAGCCAAACTTATTGAGACTAAGCAGGAATTGAAAGACGCTCAGACTGTCATCGCTGGGAAGGATGCAACCATCGGAAATCTGCAAAAAGATAAGGATGATCTTTCCGCAACATTGAAAACCTATCAGGACAAGGAAGCGGAAGAAGCTAAGACACGGATTGATCATTTGGTTGAGGCGGCTATTACAGAAGGTAAGATTGGTGCCGATTCGAAAGAAAAATGGGTAGAGATGGCTCAGTCGAATTATTCATTGGCCGAAGGCATTCTTGCTTCAATTCCGGCAAGAGATCAGATTTCCAAAGAAATAGCCAAAGACCCGGATAATGTACAGGCGGCAGCCGAAGCTGCTAAAACAGCTGATGAAAAGATGACGGAGAAGGTACAGGCAGTTGTCGGTAAAGAATTCGAATTCAGATCGCTCAAATAAAACAAAGGCGTAAACCAACCCTTTAAGATTGACGTGTTATTGACACAACCCTCAAGGAACACATCGCTATGTATCAGGCAAATACAGTAGTGCAGATTAAAAGCTAAAAATGATAATAATCAAATAACTACTATACATGGCTGATACTGTTTCTTTTTTGCAAAACGGTTATAATGGCGAGGTACTTGAAGACTTGCTGACCTATACCGCACAAGGCAATGACACTTACAAGGAGGGGCTAATCCATATTAAAAGCGGGATACAATATAAGTATACCCTTCCCTCTATCAAACTGGGAGATGTTATCCAGGATAACAATCCGGTTCCTACCAGTGTACATGGCGCCAAAGGGGCTGGCGGTGAAAACGAATACCAATTGACCGCGCGTCACCTGATCCCTAAAGACTTTATGGTTTACCTGGAGTTTAATCCACGTGATTATGAAAAGTACTGGCGGTTCGCGCAACCGACAGGTAACCTCGTCTTTCGTGAGCTTGATCCTAAAATTCAAGCGACTATGCTGCGCTTGTTGATTGAAAAGAAAAACGAATATATCGGTAATGCGATCTGGACCTCGTGTATTGGTGGATCTGCCGCTTCGGGTATTACTTGTCCTGTAGATAGTGCCATCATTGGCAAAAACAAGGAGAAATACTTTGATGGCTTTATCAAAAGGGTCATTGACAATGTAAATGCAACCGATGCGGAAACTCTTGCTGGCGGGCAGGTAATTATCTCAGGAAATACCGAGCTTAACGATGGCCAATCGGTTGAGAATGCGCTTTATGCGATGTGGAAGAAATGTCCGAAGACTATCCGCAAGAAATCTGATCTGGTGTTTGTCATCGGTTGGGATGCTTGGGATGCGTATGACCAATACATATCCGATAAGCAAGTAAAATACAGTGAAAACTCCGAGGTGAATAGATATCGCTTTAAAGGAAAGCGCATTATCCCGATCGTCGGAATTCCCGAACATAGCATTGTTTTAGGTCAGTTCTCCAGTTCGATGGATAGCAATTTGTGGATGGGCGTGGACTACGCTAATGATACGGAAATCCTGAAGGTGGACAGATTGCAATCTAACTCTGAGCTTTTCTTTTTCCAGATGCGAATGAAGATGGATGTAAACATTGTACGTCCGGGCGAGATTGTCGTTCATACAGCTTACAAAAAAGCACCTTAATTATACTCAACTATCAACTAACCCAGGGGGAAGTGGAGGCCACATACTCCTCTTTTCCCTTTTTTCGAATTATTCCATGGCTAAAAAAATAACGAATACTCAGGTGGAAAATCCGGAATTACCGGATGCCGCTGTTCCTGCGGACACCGAGACACCCATTGCGAAGGAGAAAATACCTGCAAAGGAAAAGAAGACAGAGGTCGCCCTGACGGAGATGTCTCCTCACGTAGAAGCTGTCCTGAAGATGAACAAGGGATATGAATTCCTGTACATAGATGCTCAAGGAGGAACCTATACAGAAGATACCCCAAAGTATATCCGGAAAAGTTCTACCCTCTACAAAAATCCATTCTATAACTCCAAAAACGATTAAAGATGGCTCTCGGAAATGTCTTTGTAAAGACTGTGGATGGTAATCTTCCACAGGCCACATCAGCAAGCAATGAGAAGGTAAGTGGGATATTGTTTGATATTTCCTTGCAACCGACACTCTTTACTGCCGGATATGGACTGAACAATGCACCTAAAGTGAATAAAGATGATGTGGTTTACATCACGAACTTTAAATCTGCTGTGCGTGACTTTGGTCTGATAGAACGTGTAGATGCAGTAGAAGAGGAAGAAAATAATGAAAACTTCCTGCATGGGATACCTGCCTATCACATTAAAGAGTTCTTCCGTACTTCCGGGAACATAGACGGCAATGGTAAACTATATGTGATGTTCGCTGATTGTAGTCTGAACTGGGATGCAGTGGAGATTATGCAACGAGCTGCAGGAGGAACGATCAATCAGCTCGGAATATGGACCGAACAACCGCTTTGGAAACTGAACGGAGCAGCGGATAAATACAATTTGAATCTGGTGAAATCTCTGAATGATAAAGCAAATGCGCTAGCAGACCAGAACCAACCGTTATCCATTATCCTTTCAGCTAACCCCTCAAATACCGGTAGTGACAATACGGAAGGTAGGCAGATTGACCTAAATAAGATTCCAACCTGTATCTGTGAGGCTAGTCGTGTGAGTGTGATTTTTAGCCAAGCCAGAAATGCTAAGGTTGGCATGATGCAGAAGAGAAATGTAAATAACACGCCTGTTGGGTTTCTTGGTGCTATGATTGGCTCACTTGCTAAAGCCAATGTACAGGAATCGGTGGCATGGGTGAAGCAGTTCAATTTGTTCAATGATGATTTTCAGGATATTGAGTTTGGATTTGGGGATATAAACCTGACTGTTGAGGAGGAGTTTACCAGTACCAATATGTATGAATCCTTATCTCCGGTTTTGCTGGATGAGCTGGATGACAAGGGGTATATCTTCCTGATTAAATATGCCGGAAGAGAAAACGGGATCTATATCAGTAAGGATCAGACGTGCTCAAATGGTGATTTTCGCACGATTGCCCGCAACCGGACCATTAATAAATCACGCCGGGCTGTTCGCACTGCTTTGCTTCCTTATGTCAATTCACCACTGATGGTAAATCCTGCTACAGGATTTCTTGCGGCGAGTAAGATTACGGCCTTTAAGACGCTTATCTCTGATATTCTCACACAGATGAAGAATGCGCAGGAAATATCCGGGTTCGCCGTGACCATTGACCCCAACCAGAATGTACTTGTGAACGACACGCTGAAAATTTGCTATGTCATCGTACCTGTGGGTGTGGCGACGAAAATTTACGTTGAGGAAGGACTTTCATTAACTGATAAATAACAACAGACTATGCCTATTATAAATAATGTAGCTTACTCATGGAGCATGATTACGCTTTCGTCAACAGCATTAGGAATTGACGAAGGCAGCACAACTTTGGAAGGTGTATCGGGTATTAAATGGAATAAGAAAAGGAAGATCGAGTCTAACTACGGCATGGGTGGAAAACCGGTGAGTAGAGGTTTCGGGAATATTACTTATACTGCAAGTATCACGATGGACTATGCTACCCAGCAGATGCTTAGAAGCACTTATGGGTCACTCATGGATATTGGAGAGTTCGACTTGATTATATCTTTTGCGAACCCGATGGCCAGTGACGATTGGACAACTACAACAGTAACACTAAAAGGTTGTATCTTTAGTGAAGATGGTATGGAATCGCAACAGGATGATACGAATATTACGCATGAGTTTGATCTGAATCCATTTGACATTCAAATTGGCGATGGGGATACTATCTGATTCTGTTATTTATATTTACAAAAAATACATCTATCTAAAAAAGTAAGAGTTATAGTAAAATTATAAGTGGAGAAACTTCTCCACTTGTAATATTCTCGATTAATACAAATGGATTTTGCTTAAAAAATCATCAACCATTTTTTTGATTTCCTCATAAGTTTCATACTTTCCATCAAACATTCCTTGTTTTAGTGGCTCCCAGTTGTACTTTTGTTGTTCTGCCTGAACGAAAAAATCAGTAAACAAATTGCTATTTCTTAAGTAACCTTTACGCCATTGGAATTCTCCCCATGGAACCCAATCCGAATTATAGGGTACGGAGCCAACCGTATGCCTATAAGACAATGATAATAAATATTCAAATATGCAGAAAATCTGGGTGTATTCCGGATCTGTAAAAATATCTTTCTGGAAATAGGACCGTAATAGTTTTAAGAATATCGTGCTTAACGGAGTCTTATAAGTTGTTCCATTCAAACTATTAAGTTCTTTACTTTCCCAATAACATGGATGTATTTCACTTAATAAGTATTTACGTTCTGAATTATCTGAGAAAGGATATTCTGGAAGCATCAAATGAAATAAGGTGTCTAAAAATGAATATTTATGGTATTTCACGCAAGCAATTCCTACAGTATATAATAACATACTAGCAGCCCAATAATGTACAGGTAAGGTACCTGTCATATATCCATTATTACGATTGATTGGATTGGCAGCTAGTTTTAATAGTAAGTTTGTAACTGACTCGAAATGTATTGGTTCTCCCCAACGAACTACCAAAATACTCATTGCCAACAAAGTGTCTATAGCATTCTGATGTAAGTTCGTATATAACTGGAAACTACTGGTATCAATCGTGAAATCATAGTCAGCATGTTTCATGATTTTCTCATATGCACGTTCTGATTCCGCTTCAAATAAGTCAGCAAAGAGTATATTCCCTTGCGTAGATGCAAGGTATTTCTTTGTCCGAGAAAGAATGATGTCTTTGTTTAATGGGTGTTCGGCATCACAATCAGCAAGTGCTTTTATGCGCTCTTTTAATTCCATAAAGAAAATATCAGCATTTTCGATAGCGCATAACTCACCGCGACGAAAATCAGACAATTCTTTTAATGCATCTGAGTATTTCTCTACATAAGCAAAATATGATGCATACCTATGATTTTCAATGCTACGAATAATTTCTGTCAACCCTTTATCCCATGTAGCTGACCAACCACATGTAATCAACCCGAATTCAGAAAAAATACGTATCAGAAAATCTTTCAATTTAGGCGGATAAGCATCAAGCTCTTCAGTTGTATTGCGGAAGCGACAATCAATATAATCTCCGTTTATTTTGACTATTGTCAATGGACTATGCACTAAAGGGATGGCACCGTCTATGTCGTTTTCGCGACAGATAACTTGTGGTGTTATTCCTTCATCAGCTAAAGCTTTTTCGAGCAATCTGTCAAAATTCGTGGTTAGAATTACTTTTAAGAAGCCATCCTTGGCCATTTGGGCAATAGCTTGGTGTGCCCTGGTTGGTTCTTTTAAATGTGATTGCGCCTCCTCTTCAGTTGGCTCAAAGTATGATTTCATTAGGTTTACTCGTTCAGTTGAAGTTTTGGTAACTTCACCCAATAAAGACGAGTAATCTACTTCTTTTCCATATTTTTCACTGTACCATTGTTCATAATCCGATAAGTCTCTTTCACCTTCAAGCGCAGCTAATTTTCTTAGTAAATCCATCACAATATCCCAACCTGATGGTATGCCTGAGGAACGCGAAATACCTGCTCCCAATAGTAAAGCGTATGTTCCCTTGTTTGAATACATAGAGAAAGCAAGTGTTGTAAGCGCATTATTCTTCATAACTACAATATGTGATCATTAATATGTTACTCAAGTTAATTCTATATGAGCCTGTGGATTAAATGATAAATGTTCATTCGCAAAGACATATCCTAATTGATTTGATACGCATCTGGTCTTTCCTATTTCCAAGCTTATATTGCGGTGTGAATGCCCATATATCCAGTAATCAATGGGACTTGCTGCTATGTAATTTCCTAATTCAACAGTAAAAGCCCCATTTAACTTACTTCCTTTGAACTCCTGAGCATTCAATTCATAAGAAGGCACATGATGAGACACAACAATGATTCGTTCTGCTTCACTATTTTTTATGCTTTCATCCAAAAACTGAAAACAGCGGGTATGTTCTTCATTAAAACGTACCCAGTCCAGTATGCTCTCACCATAGCGAATGCGTTTAAAATCAGTAATGGCAGTTTCTGTTTGAAAAGCATCTTCCAAGCGTATCTGTGCCCATAACGTAGTCGCTATCAAGTCAACATTACCGAACTTTACTACACTATTATAACAACAGCATACATTTGGTCTAATCTGAAATTTCCATCCATTATACAAGGTGTCAAGATCAAACCCTTTGTAAAATTCGTGGTTACCGGGGACAACAAGCACTTGAGTGTAATTGTCGGATGCCCAACTCCAGAATGGATGTTTGCTGTAATTGTCATCTCCCAGATAACCTATATCTCCAGCGAGAACAAGTATATCACCCGTCACAATAAGCGGACTTTCTTTCAAAAACCTTGAATTTTCCGCAAATTCCAGATGCAAATCTGAAGCATATTGTATTTTCATGTCATAGTTTGAATATTCGTTTCATAGCATCCAGTACCTGCCAGATGAATTCTTCATTTCGATCTATACTATCTTGAAGAGATTGATTGGGCATTAGCGCTTCCATTTTCTCCACGAATACAGTTATATCCTTTTTCATGGTTTCCGATAAGGGTACAACTTCCTCAATGTTACTACTCACCATCAATTTAAAAACATCTACCATGTGCTTGCGAATATCAGAGCTATGTGGCTGAGGCTCTTGTCCGATAAGATTAAGGTATGCTTTCATTTTTAGACACATTAAACTGACAGGATCAGCTACATGTAGTTCGTCTTCTACGACACTATGCTCCAATGCAAAATGATAAAAGGCTTCATCCATCAAAATAGCAGAAAGGCTTGATATTTCTTCTCCCACAGGAATTGGTGTTAAATGGAAGTCTGTTGGTTCACCAAGGATATCTGGATATTTGGATAATAACTCTATTTGGTAAGGGAATCCATTGTTTTGAGGTTTGCTAAATCGGAATAGCTCAGGTACCGGGTCTTTATCTTCGTCCCGTTTCCTTTCTCGGGTTGTATATGCCCCATCCTTAACGAACTGCCAGAACTGCCTCCCGAATTCAGGTGTCATTTGTTCAACAACCAAAATCATATCAATATCTCTTGTAGCACGGGGTTTCATGTCTGCATCACGTAAGATGATACTACATGCCGTTCCGCCGATAATTACATAGTTTTCTTTGAAGTCTTTGAAATATTCTTTAAACTTCTCCAGTCCTTTTACTGCCATATCTTATTAATCATTGTTTCTAATTCCTTTTCTACTCGGGGGTCTTTATCATCCTGCAAGGATAAAAATAAAGATAGTCTATCAACATATCCATCCTGACAAGCTTCAATTTGTGGAGAATATTTCCATATTTCTATTTTATAAGTTGAATCCGTATCGATCCAATCACACCAGGTATATGAGTTACCAACCGAGACAAAATCTTTCTCCCAAACCACCATCGTTTGTTGGTCGTCCGGATTAAGAAAAGAGTAATGCGACAAGGCATTGATTCCTCCTGTGTAAAAAGGAGCTTGCCATATTTCATCCGCATAAACTATTTTTTTTATTGGTGATGATAAAAGAGGCAAAGCATTCTCCCAGAGTTCTTTTCTGGAAATAAGAGAAGATATCAATTTTGTTTTCCACTCTTTTTGGACATGCAACAATTGCTTCTCTTCTAATTCATTGACCGCTCGTGATATGGCCAAGTAATTATAAGGAGTCCTCGGTTGGATTTCTTGAATGGTAAATTCTGCAATTTCCTTGTGTAACAAATAATATATTAATATATATTGTGCTACTGGAGAAAGTTGCTGATCCAGATTCCTTTTGCGTTTGACTCGTTCATTTATCAATAAACCCGGAAGAAACACATACCGCTCTGATGCAATAAAATACACCCCTTGTTCAATAAGACGTCCTCTCATATATGCGGGTGCCGACAGCATACGAAAGGCAACCGGCATTTTCATAACACGCCCTATTAAAACTGTTATGCGGCTATATTGTTTGGGAGTATAAGCATGTGTTGAATCAACTGCTTCAACGATACATAGTTCATGACCATTAAACACGGTTTTATAGAATCGGAAACTCAATAATAAGTCCAGATTTAATCCCTTAAGCTCATTTTTATTAATAAGCGTAAGGTCGACAGGAACATCAGCTATAAAAATCCTTTCACTCATAGTCTCTCGTTATCACTTTTATGCATCATTATCACAGATGATGATAACGATGCAAATATATAGATAATAAGTTCATTTACAATGAATAATTGAATATTTATTATACTTGTAAACAAATACATAAACATTCAGCACCACAACTTCCTATTCTTTGCTATAACCAAATTATACAGCAATGGAAGAAAAGCTATTAACTTTAGAACAAGAAGCCCAAATCAAGGAAAAAGCCTTGAAATTACGAGAGGAAAGAAAACTCCGGAAAATATACCCCATGGTCGTTTTCGGCGAGGAAGGTTACGATGAAAAAGAAATCTATGTAGCATACATGTCCGAACCCTCCTTTCCCCAGTTCTCCAAATTTATGGCCGCATCCAAGAAAGACGAAGTAAATGCCATGCGACAACTCGCCAAAGACTGTTTTGTAGACGGAGACAAGGAACTGGTTGATAACGAATCCTTATTCCTATTCGGTCTGATGGGGCAGCTATCAGAAATCATCTCCACCCGACAAAATGTGCTTATAAATTTATAGAGAGCTGGGTGGTCAAAGACGACCAGAGAATACGACAACGTATGATTTACTTAAGACACTACTTCCCCGGCGTAGATTTGGAAACGATAACAGACGAAGAGTTTGCCATGCTCTCAGAAGAAGCTTTATGGCTCCATCAACAATTAATTATTTCAAAAACAACCCATACGCTTCTTGCACCTTAGAATTCCATTCTTGTTGCCCCCTCACAGAGAGATTTGTGAGGGGCTTCGTTTTTAATAGACCTTATTTTCACTCAATCCTATTGTTGCGAATAGAATCATGAAATTTGTATCATTTTGATCTTCAAAACCCTTTAAAACCTGTATCTTTGTTACCGGAATAATCAGCCATTATTCTTAAGCACTTGAAGAGAGGTATAAGCTTAATTTCATCGCAAATAGCCTCCCCGTACTATATTGTTGCCTTAATCAGGTGTCTTCCCTATTTAGAAAAACATACTAATTTCAACCAACGCAATGACCAAGAAAGAAATAATCGAAAAAGCTTCAGCAATCAGTGGCATTCCACAAACTCAAATCCGTAACTGCATCGAGGCCGTATTGACAGTAACACTAGAAGCCTTAGCTGAAAAGGAAAGAGTAACTATCGCCAATTTCGGAACATTTTTCACCAAAGAATATCAGCCCAGAATAGCGATAAACCCACGAGATCAAACAAAGATCAGTCTGGATGCGAGAAGTGTCGTTAAATTTAAAATCAGCCCATCTTTTAAATACAAGAAATAAGATACCGGTAATCCATACCCTTCCATACTGATTTTATGGCTTTAAAATCACAATCTCTTACCCGGATTACCAACAAACCGGGCTATATTTTTCATATCCCTAACCCCTAAAATAATCACTGCACCTTAATACCGGCTATTCTTTACTGAAACATCCGATTATATGTCTCAGGAGAAGAATTACCAGGTTAATTATACCATCAATGTAGAGGCTTCGCAAGGAACCCGGCAAGTTCAGGCTTTCGCAGAAAGCGTGAAGACCCTGAATGCCGCCAAACTATCATTTGATCCCGCCGTCAAGAACATCAGTAAGTTCATGAAGGATATTGACGGCCTGTTTCGCGGTAAAGGAGGAAGAAAAAAGGACCTATCCTTTACCATGAACATCAATACGACAAAGGCTGAAGCAAACCTGGGTCGTGTTAAAGGAGCGATAGAAGAAATCATATCACTATCCAAAGGACTCAAAATCGTTATTGACACCGGTAAACCTGTTAATACGAAAGCATTAACCGCCAGTGCCAAACAAGCCATTGAAAAAAGAAAAGCGGAAGAAAAAGCCAGTGCAAAAACCGCAGGTGAAAGTATCTCTGCCGCCCAACATCGTATCACCAAGACAGTAGGTAAGATTAATGGTGCGTTGCGTAGCCTTGAAAGAGGTCACGAGTTACGTCTGAATACCGAAGTTGCCAAAGGAAGATTACGGGAAATTCTCAACCTGCTTACCCAGATAAAAGGAGCATCGCAAATCAACATGTTGACTTCCGGAGTCAGATCGGGCTATGGGAATGCAGTGATACCCTTTGCTCCAGGGCCTATATCCAGTAAAGCTCATCAGCGTCTTCAGGACAGATTATACAGTTCCCAGCAACTGCATGCCCAA